TTTTAGCACCGATACAGATTTATTAGCTTTAGCAGTACAAAATAATACTTTTGTTGCTTGTTTCCATTCTACTGCAACTTCATCTGAAACTAATGGACAAGTAATTGTAGGGCATTCACAACCTACAAATGATTGTAGGGTAGGATTGAGAGTTAACGCAAGTGGAAATGGAGGCGATGGATTAGATTCGGTTTGCTTTTCAAGTCAGAGCTCAACAACGAATCAAAACTCTTGTAGTATAGCAAGTGCAAGTATAACAGATGTTAGCATTGCAGTAGGTAGGAGAGATGGAACTGCAACCAAAATAACAGACGGAAACGGAAACACGGACACTAACGCATTAGCAGATTTAAATGCAGCAGTAACGAGATTTGTAATTGGGGCAGCATCAACAAGTGGTGGTTCTGATACAAATGAATTTAGAGGAGATATATATGAAGTGTTCTGTTATTCAAGAGCCTTAACAGATGCTGAGGTTGACCGTGTAATTTTATACCTAAAACAGAAATGGAATATAGTATAACAGATACAGATGCAAAGAATATTAATGTGGATGTAATATTCAAATTAGATACATTAAATAACCATTTTGAGGAATGTATTAGCATTATAACTCCAATAGCAGAGTTAGTAGAAGATTTTAAACATCTTTATGAGCCAAGAGATATTAAAGATTACTACGGCAAATTAAAATGGAAATACGAATCTCGCAAATGTGAGTGGAAAAATAGAGGAGAATTATGGCAGACAAGTTAATATTCGAGATGGAAATCAATGCCAAGATGGATAAGGCATTGGAAGAAATCCAGGAGATAAATGAAGGCACTAAAGATATAAATGAGAATCTTAAAGCAGTCAAAAAATCAAGTGAGGTAGCAGAGGCAGGTATTAAAGGAATATCTAAAGGTTTTAAAGGCTTGGGATTGGCAATGAAAAGTGCCGGTATCGGTTTAGTAATCGAGGCATTTAATTTCTTGCGAGATATAATGATGAAGAATCAAAGAGTTGTGGATACTCTCAGCATTGTATTCGATTCTATCAGTATTGTATTTAATGAGTTATCAAGTACCGTTGTTGATTTAGGTGAAGATATATTTACTGCCTTTAGTAATCCTAAACAAGCAATATTAGATTTATGGGATGTAATAAAAACAAATATTGTAAATAGATTTGATGGATTAATAGACCAATTTGGTGCATTAGGTAAGGTAATTGAAGGTGCATTCTCTCTTGATTGGGATATGGTAAAAGAAGGTGCAAGTGAAAGTGCTACGGCATTAATACAAATGGCTACCGGTTTAGATGAAGTTCAGCAAACACAAGCAGTAGATTTCCTAACTGAAACTGCTAAATCAGTTGCTAATGCAGGAGTGGAGGCAGTAAAAACTGCATCAGAGCTCACAAAACTAAGGAATGAGGTTACATTATTAGAGGCAGAACAAGAGAAGTTAAATTTTGGATACTTAAAAGAGCAGGAGTTACAAAGACAAATCCGAGATGATGTATCTAAAACAATAGAAGAAAGAATAGAGGCAAATCAAAGATTAGGCGATTCCTTAACTGCACAATTAGAAGATGAAAAAGCCATTGTGCTGGAAAAGTTACGATTGGCAAGAATGGAGGCAGATGCTAATAAAGAGAATATAGAATTACAAGCAGAGGTAATCAGAAAAGAGGCAGAGTTATTAGATTTGGAAGAAAGGATTACCGGATTCCGATCCGAGCAAATGGTAAATGAGGTTGCATTATTGCAAGAGCAAAAAGATATGGAAGATGCTATTTTGCAAGAAGCAAACGATAAAGAAATAGCCAGGTTAAAGAAAATAAATGATGCTAAAAAGAAACAAGCAAAAGAAGATGAGAAAGAAGCAAAAGCAGATGCGAAAAGACAAGAAGCCTTAGAGAAACTGAAAGTAGATTTACAGAAGAAGTCATACTCTATGGCTAAAGGTTTATTTGCTGAAAACGAAAAGGTACAAAAGGCATTCGCACTTAGTGAAATAGCAGTAGATACTGCAAGAGCAATATCAAGCCTCACAGCAAATTCTGAGGGTAATCCTGCTAATGCATTAACCGGAGGTGGTGCAGGTATAATACAATTTATTGCAGGTATGTTAAGGATTGCAACAAATATGAAATCGGCAAAAGCACTTATTAGTAGTAAATCAACAAGTGTACCATCTGCACCATCTGATTCGGGTAGTAGTGGAGGTAGCTCAGACCAAATGCGACCACAAACAACCGGCACAACACCACAAACACCACAATTTGATTTGGCAGGTAGTGTTGAGATGTTCCAACAACAACCGGTACAAGCATATGTTATCCAGCAGGATGTACAAGAACAAACAGAGTTAAATGAACAAATCCAAAATAGAGCAACCTTATAAACTTAAAAAAATGACTAAAATAGTAGAACTTATTATCGATGAGAATAACGAAGAAAATAAAGATGGTGTATTTGCTATTTCTTTAGTAGAAGAACCTGCGATCCAATCAGATTTTATTGCGTTATCAAAACAACAAAAAAAGATTGAGGTAGAATTTGCCACACAAGATAAAGATAAGCAGATATTAACCGGTGCAGTTCTAATACCTAACAAACAGATATTGAGAATTGATAAAGAATCGGGTGATGATTACTATGTTTACTTTTCTAAGGAAACAATTAAACAAGCATCAGAGTTATTTATGATGAATAATTACCAGCATAACCATACACTACATCACGAATCTAAATTGAATAACTTAACGGTAGTTGAATCTTGGATAAAAGATAGTGCATTGGATAAATCTGTTAAGCACTTTAGTAGTTTACCGGAGGGTACTTGGTTTGTATCTGTTAAAGTAAATGATAAGGCAGTATGGGATGAGTATGTTAAGAGTGGCCAGGTAAAAGGTTTTTCAATAGAAGGCTATTTTACCGATAAGATGGAGATGAGTTCAGATGATGCCACATTAGAAAAAATACGAAACATAATAAGAAAAGGATAATATTGATTATCTTTGAATGTTTTGTTATAAATCGTTGTTTAGGTGGTTTAGAAAGGGCAGAGATTAATTTCTTTGCTCTTTTTTTATATATTAGCAGGGTAAAACAACTTAAAACAAAACAAAATGTTTAAATCCTGCCTAATTAAACAAGTGCTTATAGAGGCACATCGCAAAAAAATATCTTTGTATGTTGTGCAGAGGTATCTAAAACGATACTATAATATAAAGATAGCAGTACGCACATTAAGAAAGAGGAACATTCTAAACAACTTTCTCTAAATATCTAATCCTAACTCCGGTTGGGATTTTTTTTTGCTTAAAAACTAACTTTTCTACAAACACATCTTTGTATTAGTGAACTTATATCTTATAAAAATGACAAAATCAACCAAAATCCTTAATTCAATCAGAGTAGCGTTGGGTATGGAATCAGAAATCGAGTTAATGGCAGAGGCTATTCTTGAGGATGGTACTAAAATCGCAACAGATTCTGAAGAATTTAAAGAAGGTGCAATGGCTTTTGTTATTTCGGAAGATGGAGAGAAAATGCCATTACCATCCGGTAACTACAAAACTCAAGATGGTTTGAGTATGGAAGTTGCAGATGGTGAAGTAATTTCTATCTCTAAAGAGGAAGCAGTAGAAGAGGCTAAATCTGAGGATGATGAAGATTACAACAAATCAGAAAAAGATGAAGAAGAAATGTCATCTGAAACTGAAGAGGTAGATTTGTCTGCATATGCTACGAAAGAACAATTAGTTGAGGCACTTGGAACACTACACACAGAGCTCTCTGAAATGATTGCTAAAGTAGTGGCAGAAAATGAAAACCTAAAAGAAGAATTAGGTAAAGTAACAAAAATGAGTGCAGAAACTCCGGTTAAGCATTCGCAAACAAATTTATCAACTGAGCAAACTACATTCAATACCGGTAACAAGGCTTTGGATATGGTGCTTAATTACAAAAACAATAACTAAGAAAAAATGGCTAAAAATTTTAACTTAAAAAAGGCTACTCCGTATCACTTTGCTACGGATATTGTAGTTTCTCCTGCAACATCTTACGCAGGTGAATTAGCATTACCATACCTGGCACCGGCAGTAAAATTAGCATCTACCGTTGCAAATGGTTATGTAACAGAATTAGATGGTATTACATCTAAAGCAGTTGTATCTACTCTTACACCGGGTACAATGATTAAAGCAAGTGGATGTGCTTGGGATAACGATCCAACATCACTTACTTTAGGAGAAAAAGTTCTTTCTACCGTTGATATGATGGTTAACGAACAAGTATGTAGAGGTACAATCTACCCTACTTGGGTTGCTACTCAAATGAGAGGTCGTAATGGTGCTATTCCAGCAGACTTTAGTGATTTCTTATTATCAGTAGTTGCAGGTAAAACTGCTGAAGAAATCGAGAATAGAATTTGGATCGGTGGAGGTTCACCAACATTTCCGGGATTCTTATCTAATAGTGGAACATTTAACCGAGCAGGTTTAGGTGCGGGTGCATTAGTACCGGGTGCAAGTGGTTCTTCTTATTACGCAGCGGGTAAAACTCGTGGTGTAGCTATTTCAGCAATCACAAACGCAAATATAGATGATGCTTTAAATTCTGCATATGCTACTGCCGTTGCAGGATGTCCAGGAATCTTACAAAAAGATGACTGCAAATTCTTCGTAAACCAAAAAACTTACGGATTATATATGCAATTCTTAGCACTTTCCGGAAATGGTCAAGGTGT